CAGCGAGATGGGCGACGCGATGACCGCCATGGGCCAGACCATGCAATTCGCGGGCAGTACGGCAGAGCTTGTCTCCATGCTCGGACTGCTGGCAAACAACGGCACGACGGGCGCGAAAGCGGGCACGCTGCTCCGTAACGCCATGATCCGCCTGGTCGCCCCGACATCCAAAGCGGCGGAGACCATGGAAGCACTCGGCGCGTCGGAGGAGGAAATCGAGGAAGCGCTGAGTGAGACCGGCACATCCGCGGATGAGCTGGGCGAACTGTACAAGACCCTCGGACTGAACGCCTACGACGAGGCCGGGCGGCTCCGTCCGATGATGGACATCTTCGAGGATCTGAACACGCTGACCGCCGACATGAGCGAGAAGGACAGGAACGACGTCCTGAGCAAGATCTTCCCGCTCCGCTCCATCACGGCGGGCCTTGCACTGCTCGGAGCCAGCCGGGGCGAATGGCAGGACTTCTACAAGGACGTGCTCGGCGCGGACGGGTACGCACAGCGCGTGGCTGAAATCCAGACAAGCGGCGTATGGGGCACGGAGGAGCTGACCGCCTCCAAATGGGAGGAACTGGAGCGAAAAATCGGCGAGATCCTGTCCATGCCGTATGAGGGGATGCTGACCGGCATCGGTGATGTGCTGGACAAGCTGAACAACGCCGACCCGGTGCTGCTGGAGACCATGACGGGCGCGCTGACGGCGCTCGGTGTGGCAGGGCCCGCGTTTGCGGGCGGTGGTCTGCTGATCAAAACCATCGGTATTCTCACATCGCACCCGGTCGTGGCCGGTCTCATCGGCGCGACAATGGCCATCGGCGCGATTGTCGGAGCGATTAACGGGCTGAACAAGGCGCAGTACGAGGAACTGAAATCCAACTTTGGCGACCTCGGACTGAGCACCAGCACGCTGACGACCTACGTCAACGGTCTGGGCGAAGCGACCGGCGCGGAGGGTCTGTATCAGAGCCTGAACAGCTTCAACGCCGCACTGAGCCAGAGCGAAGCGGCCTACGACAGCGCGAGGAGCACCCTCGGGCAGGGTCTGCTCGACGCGGTGAGCGGCGTGAACGTCACCCCGTCGCAGCGGCAGGCGCTGATCACCGCGGGCAACGACATGGCGCAGGCCGTGATGGACGGCATCAAGGCCAGCCAGGAGGGCAGCTACAGCCTGCTCGACGCGCTGTTCGGCGGGAACATGGACGACAGCAACCTGAGCACGTATCAATTCATCGACAGCGCGAACCAGAGCCTTTTCGCCAACCAGTACGCGGAGGCATACGCCATCGGTGAGGAGCTACGCAGCCAGATGACGAAAGCCCTGGCCGACAACCAGCTCGACGACAGCGAGCGGAACGCCATCAACGCGACCGTCGCAAGGCTGGACGAGATTGAGGCAGAGATCCAGGGGAAGCGCGAAAAAGCGGAGCACCTGGCAAAGCTGAACCGGATGGGCGCCCTCGGCCTGGAAGGTTTTGGCGAGATCGCCGGAGAGATCGATACCTACACCAAGAGCCGAACCGACGCGATTGCGGACGCGGTTGCCAAAGAGCAGGCTTATCTGCAAATGGCGTGGGAAGAAGCGACCGTCAACGCGGACGGCTCCCGCACCTTCGCGTGGAGGGACGCAAACGGCAAGGAGCAGACCCGCGTATGGACGGAACGGCAGTTTAACGCCGCGATGGCTGAACTCGGCGCGAGAGGCACCTCTGAGACATCGGAGCTGCAGGAGGCCGCAGACCGCGAGACCAGGGCATGGTTCCGGCGGCTCGTCGGGGACAACGGATACGGCTCTGCGCTCGACCTGTGGGAGGCTGCGCGGGAACAGTACGCAGGCGACTCGTCCTCCAATGCGCTGGCCCTGATGGCGCAGCAGAACGGGCTAACCTACGGGCAGTATACGAGCTATCTGGATCAGCTGAATATGCTCCGGCACGCCGCAAGCAGCCAGGGAGTTTCCGATACGCTGCTGGCATCCATGCTCGGTGAGGGGGACTTCCTGGACGCGTGGAACCCGGAAATGAGCGTTGACATCGACCAGCAGTCCGTAGACGCAGCAACTGCCACCCGTGACGAGATTGCCAAACCGATCAACGTGCCTGTGCACTACAACGTGAGCGCCTGGCGGCGCGAATCGAACTTCTGGGCCCGCGACCGGGCGCTGTCCGAATACGCGGAGGGCGGGCGCGCGACAAGCGCCTCTATCTTCGGCGAGGCAGGCGCGGAATGGGCCATCCCGGAAGAGCACAACCAGCGCACGGCGGCCCTGCTCGATTCCGCGCGGCAGGCGAGCGGCTTTAGCTGGGGCGAACTGATTGCGCGGACGGGCGGACTGAGCGGAAACGCCAACAACGTGAGCGTGCCCGTGACCTACGCCCCGACCATCTACGCCGGGAGCAGCAGCGGGCTGGCAGAGGTGCTGAAGCAGGACAAGAAGGAACTGATCAGGATGATGCGTGACGTGATGCGCGACCAGAAGCTGATGCAGGCGGTCGCGGCATACTGACGGAGGGAAAACGCATGACAATGCTCGATTATGTTTATATCCCGTCCGCCGGGGAGACGTGGGATGAAATCGCCATGACCCTGTGGGGCGGGTGGAAGTACGCGGCTGACCTCATCTGCGCCAATCCGCAGTACGTGGATCGGGTGACGATGAACGGCACGGAACGGCTGAAACTGCCCGACATGAGCGCGGAATACGCCGCACAGAGCGCCGCGCCGTGGAAGGAGGAGTGATGACGGATGGCTGACCTGGTACAGTGGGGCAAAATCCGCTTTTATGTGAAAAAGGGCATCATCCGGGGGCTGGCGGATGTACAGCTCACAGCGCAGTGCGTGACGGAGGACACCACCACGGATGGCGAACAGTACGCCTCGCTGAAAAGCAAGGGCCCGGTGACGGCAACCCTGTCCGGGCTGTTCGACGCGCAGATCGGAGAGACCCCGCAGAAAAGCGCGAAGCAACTGCTGAAGGCGGCGGCGGACGGCACAAACGGGCTGCTGTATTTCAACGGGAAAAAGGCGTTCAAGTTTAAGCTGCTGGCGACGCAGGCGCAGATCACGAATGTCCGGTTCGGGCCGAAGGGCGAATGGCAGCACTGCGACTTCTCTCTGACGCTGAAGCAGTGTACAAAGGGCGACGGCGAAACCGTATCCTCGGATCCGCCACCGACCGGAGGCGGAGGAAGCCGAAAATACAAGGTGCAGATCGAGGGCATGGGCGTGGTTGAGGTGACAGCGACCGGCATCCAGGACGCCTGCAACAAGGCGGGCTGCCAGAGCTGGACTGGCACGGTGTATGTCAACGGAATCGCCTACAGTCTCGTGAAGGGCCGCATCCAGAGCAAGGAATATCGCGTGGAGGCGGAGGGCAAGGCGGCAAAGACCGTCAAGGCCGCAACGCTGCAGGAAGCGCTGACCCGCGCCGGGCTTGGCAAATTCACGGGCAAGGTGACGGTGGACGGCGTGACATACAACCTGCAGAACGGCAAGATCGTGAAACCGACCGGGAAGCCCGCATCCACAGCGGACAGCACGGAACCCCCGCCAGGCAAACCGACAGGCGTGCTCGGCTCGCCCGGCGCTCCGGCGTCTCCGACCGGCGGATTCCTGGCCGGGATCGCGGCCATCACCGACAAGATAAAGCCGACAAAGAAACCCGGAAAACCATTGACCGAATAAGGGGGCGCGGACATGGCACGATACGAGATCACAACCGAAACGCGCCCGGTCAACTGGAGCGCGGACGGAACCGAACGGGTGCTGCAGAACTGCCGGAACCTAATGCTGCTGCGGGCCGGGGAAATCCCATACGGGCGCTGGCGCGGCATCGACCCCGCAATGTATCACATGACGCGGGAGGAGACAAACTATAACCTGGTGCCGGAACTCGACCGGGTGATGCAGGCGGAACCGCGCGTCACGGTTGAGGACGGGTGGTGCGAGATGGATACGGCGACCGGCGATACCATCTATCACTGCATCGTGAACATGAACGAGGACGAATGAGGAGGGGCGTATGAATAACAGCGAGGTGCATTATATCACCTACGACCCGGACGCAATCTGGGAGGCCATCGTGGCGGAATACCAGGCGCAGGGCGGAGACACGCTGTACCCGGGCGACGAGAAGGAGATGCTGCTCCGCGGCGTGCAGGCGGCCTTTGTGCAGGCGCTGGCGGGCGTTGACACCGCGCTGCGGATGGACACCCTGC